ATCCATCTGACGCATTGAAGGGACTGTCCCTATGTAATCTAAAGCCTGTTCAATCTGCTCGGCTGTGTAGTTTCTTTTCTCTGCCGCTTGGCAGATTGCCAGTAGTGAGTGCCACGCACTTTTGCCTAAAGGTTTAACTCTTTGCTTCTCCCACCATTTTCTAGCAACTGCTTCAGAGACCGCGATAACTGCGATAGCAGTTTCGTCGCTCTTTGTTGTAGATAGGACGGATGTATAGGACGGATGGTACGGAGTGGAGTTGGGGAGTGAGACCTCTAAAGTTGGGGAGTTGGGGGTATCTGAGTTGGGGAGTTCTACATCCCCTAAACTTTGTTCCTCCCCAACAGAGTTGGGTAGTTTCTTCCATAACAACTGATAGACGGTTGCGTTGCCACGGGAGTTTCCCTTAGTAATAATCTTCAAGTGTCCGTCGGCAATCATCTCGTTGATAACCTTTCGGACATACTCAACAGAGCATCGACCTTTGGTTGAGAGATTAGTTTGAGATGCAAAAAAGCGACCATCATCATGAGAAATATCTGCGAGCGCTAGGTGGATAAGTAGACGGGTTCCGTCGTAGGGCGAATCAGCCCAAACTTTTGTTATCCACCTAATGCTCACAAATTACCTCCACAATGCGGACAACATTTTTTGCGTCCTTGTCTTTCAATAACTCGATTCTCAATACAACTAACATCTACATAAATCTTGCAACCATCTCGAGCCTCTTTAAGTCGAGCAATGCGTCCAGTTTTATGAAGAACAGACAATACACCCGAAGCGGTTCCGTGGTGAAGTCCAGTTATCTCGGAAAGTTCTTTCCAAGTTAAACCCCTCATCTCTCGTTGAGATAAAAGGTTCAAGGCTTGCGCTTGACGCAGGGCAGTCTTACCTGACCTATCTGCATGAAGCGCTCGCTCCTTAGAAGTCTCGGTTCCGCTATGCCCTGAAGTTCCGTTATACGGTAACTCGGGCTGGTTCAATAGTGCTGACATCTTCGATTACCTCTTCCAACTTAGGTGGGTTCAATTTAGATTGTTGCTCTTTGAACTTGGCACGGAATTGGTCAAGAAGTCCAACGGGGTAGGCGTCCTTGTTCGCGGTTATGTACTGACCGACCTCGGATAAAGATTCAATCGTTGTCGATTGGTTAATTTTTGCTATGACTGCTTCGGATGCTAAAACATCTTCAGAACTTGAGCGTTCATAAGAATGTGCATCAGGGTCTACCTCATCGGTTGGTAGTGATAACGATTGAAGCAAGGCAGTACGGAAAGCAACTGACATGGCTTTGGCTGTTGCCTTGTCGCCTGAGTCCATTGCTTCTCCAACAACTGTTGCCTTTAGTGAATCACCGTTTGCTCCAATGAATGTGTAGGTCACTTTAACTCTGACATGACCCATTGCTGTTCGGTTGCGTCCAATCTCAACTGTTTGATAGTCGTACTCTTCAACTGAAGGCACCACGACTACACCGAACTTTTGAAGTGCTGGAGATACCGCATTAACGACAGAATCAATTCCTCGGAAATTAAATCCTTGGGCTGTGTTCTTGTCCTTCTTTGCGATTGCTCCCACCGCTTTCATAACTTCACTCAATGCTTGAGCGATAGGTAATTTGTTTTCCATGTTTCCTCTCTCTACTCTGCTATTAAGAACGAGACTGAAACTTCAGCGGGTACAACTTTGACTGAAGGAACAATTTCGCCTTGGGTTGATATTACTTTATCTTCTGACTGATTCAAAGCACCTAGGGCTTTTTTATCAACTTCTTTTTTAACTCGGACTAATTCAGGGGCATTGGTCTCAGCCCATTCAAGGAACTTAGATTCGTCCTCAATATCGAATTTAACTCGACCTGAGATAGTTTTAATGGTGCCGTGGGGCAGGAGTATGCTTTTACGGTCTTTAGAGCGCTCCTGAAGGGCGTATGGGCGTAGGTTCGCTTCAAACCATTCAGCATCTCTTTCAAGGTCTGTATTGACCTTCTCTAGCCATTCTGAGACCCTCTGTAATTCTCGGTCAAAGATTGCTTTGTTATCTAATTGCTTGCGTCGAATGGATGCAAGTTTTCTCATTGCCCAATCTGCTTTTGAATCGTCATCTACGACGAATGGCTCACGGGCTGGTTCCTCGATGATTTCAAAATCATCTACTGGTGTTACTGATAATGCGTTGTCCATGTGGACTCCTCTCGTTATAGGAGAGGGTACTAAACGGGGGTTTAGATTGTCAAGCCCTACAACCCGATAACTTGTCCAACATACATTGAGGCACCGACAACCGTACAGATAAAGAGCGCTCCAACGGTACGGATAACCCATTCGGAGCGACTCTCCATCTTTTCAAGACGGTCTGTAATGTGGTTCATGGCTTGAGTGACTCTTTCAGAGTCCGAGTCGTAAACATCTTTGCGAAGATAAGTTTGGCTGACATTCAGATTCATCTGCTTGACTTCCATGGTCAGGTCATCAAGCCGACGCATCATCTCTCCTAAACTTGGCTTTACTTCTTCGCTCATTTTTTATGCCTCGTACTTCGGGCGGACAACTGCCATGATTAGTTTGTAATTTCTTTTCTTTAAGAAAGCGCCGTCTCCGTTTGATTGACTGCCCTTTCCATCACCGCTTGTATTACCTTCGTAAACTTGTAGATACTTTAAGGTTGTGTTGTTCCATTTCACAATACCAACATGGTCTGCCTGAGCATCATCATCAAACTGGAAAAATGCAATATCTCCAGCCTTGGCTTGTCCAACTGGAACCAACTGACCTTTACCTGCAAACCATTTCAAACCAGCATCGCATGAAGCAAAACCTTTTTTAGATTCAGCCGCAATCAGGTCAGAGAGATTAGCCTCCTTGAAGCACCATGAAACATACATGGCGCACCAAGGCTGATTATTGAGTCCATACCATTTACCAAATTTTGTATCGTTGTTAGTACCTTCTCGGTATCCAGCATCGACTTCGGCTTTAGCCGCTAGTAGGACTTTTTGAACTGACACTTATTTCTTCTTTGCTGTTTTTTTGGCTGTAATCTTTTTGACTACTGCATCTGTTACTCCGTCGGCAATTTTGCCAAACGCAGGGTCTTTAGGGTTAGCCGCTCTGATGGCGACGGGGAGTACGGCTGAAACGCCAGCCGCTAAAATTGCTTTAAGTGCATCGCCATCAAGAGCAAGGATGTCCCCGCCTGTAATCATGAAGGCTGTTGTTACTGCCGCTAGGAATGACCGTCCATACGAAGCGAGCATTGCTTTAATTTTACTGTCCATTATATTCTCCTAAGAGTAGGTGGATAAATTCTAACCTATGGTTTATGAACCACGGTTATTATGCTTGTTTCCCAATGACTAACAAATCTGCGCCAAATGATATTAACCAAACTGTGTCATTTTGCGTTGGGCTATAACTGCTCAGATATTTGACTGAAGGCAAAGTGTTTGCACCTCCAGCAATTTGAACATCAAGAGAAGCGGGACTGACATTTACAGTCACAACTTTTGCTTGGCGGAGCCGTAGATTTGGCAAACTGACATCGCCTTTTATTTGATTAACAAGGTAAGCCAAGTCCATCAGAATCTCCTACTTCTGCCAATTGCGTTCATCGTACCCTTGGCATCTAGGGGTATCGTGATTGAGTCTAGGGTCAAAATTTTGTCTACGCCAACTGGAGTGCGGGTGATTTTTACTAGGTCATAAACATCATGGGCAGGGTTCACTATTTGGTCCCATGTAATTTTCTCGGTTGAGCCTATGACTTTCTTTAACTCAGCCTTAGCCGCCTCGGTTGCCTCGGCAACTGTTAGCACCGTTGGACTGCTCATAAACTTTACAACCTCACCGTAGGTTTTGCGGTAGGTAGGTGAACTCGGGTTATCGTCAAAGGCTTCACCAATTACACCAATAGATAAGTTTGTTCCCTCTCCTGTAAATATAACCCCATTATAGGACTCATCAATACTAAGAGAACGGTTGATTTGAATTAAGATTGAATCAGCGCCGTCGGTATATGTAGCAACTGGTGAACCCAAGTCAGGGTCAGGAATTGGTCGCATACGGGCTGTACCGTTTTCATCAAAATATAAATCCATAGAAGCGGACTCAGCAATCTTCAAAGCCTCGCGCCATGGGTCAGAACTTTGGTCAAGGGTTGGATATAGCAAAGTTGTAACTTGTCCAGTAGCAGGAAAGATTGTTTTAACTTGCGGGTACCTAAACTTCAAAATTTGTTCAATAGCGGTTTCTTTGGCTGTGCCATCTGCAATATAGAACTCATGGTTTGTAAATTTAGCCCGAGCAAGAAGCAAACTTCGGTCAGAGCCTTTGACTGCAATTTTTACACCTTGGGCTGTATCTGTAATTTCTACACCCGTAATTACAAACACTCCAAGAGGAACTAATTCCTCGGTGCCGTCAGGAAAGACAACCCCGCGGTAAATTTTTATTTCTCGGTTATATGGCAGAAAGATTGCCGACCTATTGTTTTGTGGGACTAAGGTTCCATCTTTATCTATGAACTCAAGGGAACACTCGCGCCGAACTGAACGGCGGTTATCAATACTTACGCTTCCTGAAATTGGTTGAGCGGTGCTAATAATAGTTCCGTTTGAGACATCAAAGACCTCAACCTTTACTTTAGTTACATGAGATTTTTTTACGGTTTCTTTGAATAAAGCCGAGACTGCATACATTATGGGGCATCAACTTCAAAGTAAGTAACTTTTACAACTCTAATTAAACTGTCTATATTTCCTGATTCTGTCCAGTTTCTATCTACAAAACGAACATACTTTAGACGAGCAAGCGGGTCGCGTACTAATAGAGTTCCTTGGTAAACAAGAACTGGGTATAACTCATCCCAAGCATCTTCTCCTTGAACTGTAATCTCATAGGTACCATCAATACCATAAATAGATTGGGCTACAACTACTGACTTAGATGCACCGAGGGGTTTGAATACTCCATAGGCTTCAACAATAGTTTGACTTAAAGGTTGTTGAACTTTAACCCCTACAACTTTTATATTATCATCATCGGGGGCGACAAAAGACCAACTTAGAGGATTAGGAACAAGAATAGGAGAAGAGGATGTGTAACCTGAAGAAATAGTAGCCATTAAATATCAGCCCTCGCTTTCGCTCTGTATTGGATTGTTGTATCAAGAGGAATTTCATAATCGTCAATTTGAGCAATTTGTGAAGTATCAGCCGTAACTGGACTGTTACGGATAGCGGTAAATATAGTTCCACCATCTACTGAACGCTCTACATCAAATTTGAATTCTGAAAACCCACCACGGGTAAAGACAGGCTCATTACCTGAGTGAAAAGCAATCTTGTCTACATAATGAACTCCGCTTGCACTTGCGCTAATAACTTTTACAAAAACTTGAGCATGGGTAGCGGTTGGGGGCGCTAAAACTGTTGCACTCGCTGTTGCCCAAGCAGAACTGGTTGCGCTGACTGATGTTCCAAAAGTCGTGCTTATTGTTGCACCCGCTGAAGTCAAATAGCGAATACCAACTGCACAATCACGGGTTGTACTCCCTGCCTTAAAATCTGCAATAGCAGAAAATTCTTGGTTTGCTGAAACTATAAATTTTGTACCAGTAGTTGTTGATGCCGTGGCATCTCCTGATGCTGTTGCTGTTATTGCAAGTGAGGCTGTGCCATCAGAGAATTGAGCAGTTGAACGAGCAATTGAAGAATTTGTTACTGCAATCCAACCAGTTGTATTGGTTTCAAGGGAGGCTTGGTTAGCGCTTAGAACATTTGTTCTACCAAAAACTGTAAGGGTTACTGCCTCAATGTTGGTATCGTAGAAAGCGGTAATAAGTGGTGTAGAGGGAGCATCAACATCAATAGTAAATTGACTATAAGCATAATCACTAAAGTAATCAGCACCGTTTAATAATTGAGCAACTCGCACATAGGCTCTATAAGTTGTGCTATCGGCTAAGTCAGCCTCAAGCGTTTGCCCGTCGTTACCTGAAGTTACAACTCCAGTCTCTACTGATGGGGTTGTTGTTGCAGGGTCAAAACCTGAGCCACCGTATGTAGCGGCGTCAAAGATTTTAATTTCATAAGCGCTTTGTGGGTCACCATCTACATCAGCATAAGTCCAAGTAACAGAAGGAAAAGTAGTATCTGTGATAGTTCCAGTTGGCGCTGTGACTGTTACGGTTGGTTGAGTTGTAGTTTCTACATCAACAAAAAGAGCAACAAGGTCTGCTCGGTCACCGCTTATTATTGCGTTATCCGTAAACTTAACAACAAGATTATCAATGAGAGTCTGAGTCCAAGCCTCACCATTTGGAGCGGTTGTAAGTTTTAAGCCAGTATCAAGAGTTGTAATAGGTAAAGTGTTTGCCTTTGTAAATGGAACTGAGTAACTCACGGTGCGACCATTTCGGTCTGTAATAACTCCAAGGCTCAACTGAATACTGCCAGTAGTTCCGATTACGGCACGGGCGCGAAGATTGACATAGGCAACTTTTTCAGTAGCGGCTAAAGTTGTTGTTCCAAACTCTGCCTCATAAGAAATAGGAACTGTTGTGCTAGTACGCTTAACTTTTGTTGCATCATCATTATCGGCAAGCGCCGCGTGAACTGAAGCCGAGCCACCTGTAATAGTAAAAGAAGCGGCGTTATTCCAGTTTGCGTTAGGGCGAAGTACATAGGTAGCCATTATTTGTTAGCCAATTCTTTTGCCAAGATAGCGAATGTTTCTTGAATTCTCTTAGTGATTATGTCAGCCTTTTCACCTTGGTCTGCGGCACCTGTTGTATCAACATTGACTACAAACGCGCCTTGCTCAATAACTATATTGTTTCCACCAGTACCCCTAAAACTTGCTTCGGCACCTGTAATCTGAGCAATGCTAGCCTGAGCGCTTGCAATCTTTTGACCAAACGCCGCCTCTGAACCAAACTTACCAATTGCCGCACCTGTAAATGCAATTGATTTTTGAATCTCATTGATTTGTGCAATTGCTTCAGCGCCTCCGCCAAGAATTGACGCAGCAATTTGAGCGCCTTTGATTGGTCCTGATTCAACTAAATCTTTAATTGCAGTTGCATCTAAACCAAGGGCTTGTAGTTGAGTTATCTGAGTAGCAAACTGTTGGCTCTTATTAAGACGAGTTTGCATATTTTCAATAAGAGATTTTGCTTTAGGAATAAATCCATCAGGAAGTTCTACACCTTTGAGTCCAGCAAAACCCATAATGGTGTCTTTAAGAGAATCTGCAAAATCTTTAGCCGCTTGTTGTAAGTCTGATAGAACATCACTCATTGATTGAATACCAGCGGTCATTGCTTCACGAATTTTTTTCATTAAATCTGCTTGGTCTTGAATACTACCCAAGGCATCATCGTTAGTACCACCACCAGCCGCCGCCGCTTTATCTTTTTCTTTTTTAAGAATGTCTCCAAAGCCAAGACCTTCTTTAAGGCTGGCTTGAATTTTTCCAATAAAGTCACCAATGCCATCTGCAACATTGCCAGCAAAATCTGTTGTATCTGCAAACGCTAACATTTGAGTTGATAGGTTAATTAAATAATCACCAGCCGCGTCAGCCTTATCAGCCACGCTATCAATAAATTTTCCTACTGTTCCTGCAAAATCAAATTTAACTGCTTCACCAAGGGCGTCAATCATTGTTCCTAAAGCGGCTGATGCTGTCTTTGCTCCACCAACTAAACCTTCAATAAGTTTGGCACCATTATCTTTATTTCCAAACTCCTGAACTTTAACCGCAAAATTAGTAAGAGTTTTCTCTGTTGCCCTTAATCCTTTTTCAACTGCATTTCCAACAGTAGATATTCCATTAACTGTTTTTGTTACCCCGCTAAGGATTCCATCAAATGCTGTTTTACCAAACCCTACAAGCGTGGATGCAAAACCTGTAACTAATGCTTGACCAGCGGCAAGACCGCTTTTTATACCGCTTGAAATTTGAGCGCCGACTAAAGGAATTTTTTCAAATAATGCCGCAAGCGATTTAATCCATCCAGTTAATTTGTCAAAAACAAAACCAAGAAATTTACCTACTCCTTGGGCTATATCATCTAAAATACCAAAAATTCCTTCGCCTACATTTCCAATAGCCGATAGAATCTTTAGGAATATGTTTTTAACTCCGCCAAACAAATCATTAAATGCCCCCACTAGGTCAGCAACGGCACCAATGATAAATGCAAAGACTCTAACTATGCCTTCAACAACCAAAGAAATTACTTTAATGATTCCATTGAATATAGTTTTAACTACATCGTAAAGAGTTCCTTGGGCTTCCATAAACATAATAAAAGCATCAACAACAAATTTAATAGCCTTAAGTAAAAACTTATACCAAGTAAGAATAATGTCAATTACGAACTCAAAGACCATGGCAACTACTTCTGCAAAAGAACCAATAACTCGTATAATTGAAGCAAAGGCTTTTATTACATAGCCGATAGCCTTTACAATGTATGCAAAGACGCTAATTACAACTTTGACAATAAAGTTAAAGACTGTCTTAAATACATCACCTACGGTTTTATTTGTTTTAATTAAATAACCAAGAGCCACTAATAAGGCAACAATTACTCCAATAAAGAGCGGAATAGGGTTTAAGGCTATGGTCATATTTAATATAGCCACCGCACTTCTTAAAGCATTTATTACTATTGTGACTCCCGCTGTAACGGTTCCCCAAATTGCTGTTGCCGCGGTGGTAAGTATTATGGCTGTTCTATATGCGCCATAACCTAGTGCAACTGCTCCAATTACAATTCCTAAGACTTTGAATACTTCAACATATTTTTGAATAAAACTAATAGATGCTGTGACTACTGAAGCAACAAGCCTTATAGCCTTTGCAACAACACCAATTGCTAGGGCAGAAACCTCTGTAAATACTGCTGAAACTTTTTTAAGTATTGGTAGTAATGGTGCAAAAGCAGTAACTAATTGTCCCAATGCGCCTCGTATTTGAGGAGATGTAACGGCTAAAACTAATAATGTAAAAACGGCATTAAATCTTGCTAGTGTTTGAAAAAACCCTTGGAAAAAAGGAGCGGCTTGGGCTAAAGATTTACCCGCTTTAATTCCAAAAAAAGTAGCAAACGCGGCGGCAACTGGTAAAACTTTTTCCATGGTGCCAGCAATTTCATTCACGCTTGTTTTGCTTTTATCTATTTTCTCAATAAAGTTGCCAATGCCGTCTAGTAATTTTGCAAATGGGTCTGCTAATTTAGTTAATACTTTTTCCATAGCGTCAAGGAATTTAGAAAAAGTCCCAGTTCCTTCTGAGGCTTTTGTAAATTTAGTAGATAAAGCAAGAGTAGATAAAATTATTGAACTAAAAGCATTTAGTAATCTTGACCCTACCGCCTCTTGTACTTTTCTAGTTTGGTCTCCTAGTTCCTTTAATGCTCGAGAAGGGCTTTGTATTGCTAGTGCATAAGCACCTTGAACTTTTGTTCCCTCTTTTAGAATAAAATTCATTACTGCTTGGCGTCTTTCAGCCATATTTAACTCACTAGCACTCTTACCTATTGTCCGTCCATAGATAGCAAAAGCCTCGGTAGCCCCAGTTGTGATACCAATTTGGCGTAACATTCTTGTTTGCCCAGTTGTAATAGCAAAGATTAAAGTTTGTAAAGCATCAGCAGAACTTACACTTGCTGTAACAGATAAATTTTGGGCAACTGTGGCTAATTGAGTAGCATTACCCAAATCAACATTTGACTGAGCAAGTTTGATAACCGCTCGTTGGGCGCCCACCGCGGATATTCCAACATTTTTAATTTCTTCAACTGCAATAGAAAGTTGGGTATATCCGTAGCGGGTGGACTGACCAATAGCCTGTAAAGCAATATCTAACTCTTGAACTTCAGCGGCGGCTCTAAATGATTTAGTAGCAAAAGCAATTAAAGCAATTGCTGTACCAGCGGCAATACCGCCAAGCGCAGTTAAACTTCCATTAAGTTTTCTAGCCGCGCCTTGGAAAGTTTCAGCACTTTTTGTTGCATCTTCTAAACCTTTTGTGAATTGAGCAGAATCAGCGGTGAGGCGAGCGCGGACTTCCATGGTTGGTGAATCAGCCATTTATCTCCTAGCCTTTGCTCTTCTCTCGGCTTTCTCGCGTTCCTTTTCTTTTACAAGATAGAAAGCGTTCCATTCGGTCAATTCCATACTGCTAAGTGGGCGGTGGGATTTACTTCCGTAAAGAAGTTCTCCCACCGTCCTACCTAACTTTTCTGCTAGTTCAAAAAGAAACCGTCTCTCAGGATTCTTTAGGAAATCGTACCTGTGCTTCGTCTACCGCCTTTTCGCCTAAACCTGAACTGCCAAGAGCCTTTGTTGCCAAACGCTCAATGACTGCGCCATTCTTAGAAAGAATTGCTTCACGGTCTTGTTCGGTAAAGACTGGTAAACCCGTTGTAGGGTCAAACACAGTTGCGATAACAGTCTTTGCGTACATATTAGAAACATCCACCTTATCTGCCGAGGTTGCCCCCTCAGTAAGTGTTGCTCTCTGTCCAGCCGTCATAGAACGAATTTCTACTGAAACGCCCCACTCAGGGACTTGCAGTAACTCCTTCGTAATGTCGTCTGCTTCAAATATCTTTCCGCGTAAATCTGTCATTTTTTCTCCTTGGGACACTAGGTTGGTCACGATAAATTATTTAGTTTTTTTGAAACAATTCCTATTAAGCGTAGGTACCGCGTGTTACGGCGCCTGTTACTTGGAACTCGGCTGAGTATGTCACTACATCTCCGATAGCACCACTCTTCTCGTAAGAGGTTAGAAGTGCTTCTCCTGTGTACTTTGTGTAAGTAGCAGTTGAACCTTCAGGACCGTACTCGAATGAAACTGAGTCTGCTTTTCCTACGATAGCCGCTAGGTGAGCATCAACTGTTGCATCAAAGTTACCTGATACTGAAATCGTTGCATCTGTTAGCCCAACTACATAAGATTTTGCTGAGGAACCAAAAGCGCTGGTCTCGGCTGTGTCTACTGATTGTGGGAATGAAACATCTGTAAGGGTATTGCTAATATCGGTAAGTGACCCAGCGTTGTTGTCTACCTTGAATACGGTGGATTTACCATGTCTAAATGTTGGCATTTTTTTACCTCCTAGTAAAAGCCACCACAGGGGTAGCCGAGCCTGATGAACCTGCGACTGTGTATACAACTCGTAGGTATCGATTGATTGTTGTTCCGCTTGCAACCTCAACTCTTTCTGAGGTTTTCTGAGTGCTTGTAACGGTTGTGAAAGATACAAGGTCAGCAAAAGTTGAGTTATCTGCTGAGTGTTGAACCTTTACGCCGATTGTTCCGTTACGGGTATTAACTGGAACTGACAAGAATCCCGCTCCGCCATTTGTGGAGGAAGTGGTGTTATCTACGCCTGTTCCATTTCCAGTCGCAGAAATAGCCGCACCCGAGGAAAGTATTTTCCCGTGTTCAACCGCATCTGTTGATTGGAATTCTGCGCTTGCTTGGACGACATCTGCGATGGCACTTGAGACCTCATAGGATGTATCGTCGGCAACTAACATAATTGCTCCTGCGGCAAGTGAATTACCTTGGGGAGCAACAATTATTTTATTTTTTGTAGAGGAACCAAGAGCGGTTGCAAAAAAAGCATCTGTTCCTGTGGAGGCGGTTCCTTCAAACATCCCTGAAAGAGAGATTGTTCCGTCTCGGTGACCGACAATGTAGGTCTTAGCACTTGTACCAAAGGCACTTGTCTCAGCGGTATCAACACTTGTTGAAGCGCTAACATCATTAAAATAAGTAGAAAAATCAAATTCATTTAGAAATACATTGACATTTTTACCATGGGCGAATGTAGGCATTATTTCTCCTCAACTGGGCGTTGATGTGGGGTTCCGTCTTGTAAGAATCCATCGCCATCGCCATCTGTGGCATCGGCGTCAAAACCATCTGCAACAACAGGTTCTTCTACAACCTCTGCAACTGGTTCGGCTTTAGGTTCTTCAACAACAGACTTTTCAATTTTCTTTGCTGGCTTATCTGTATCTTCAATGATTCCTGAATCTAAAAGCCACTTGACTGACTGGGCTGGAATATCTTCAACAACATCCCCAACTTCAGCGCGTTTATTAGGTGGGTAATCAATACCCTGTAAGACTCTATAACGAGCCATTAAAACCTCCTCCGTGACGGCACATAGAAAACCCGAGTGACCGTCAAGGTCACTCGGACACGGAAGAGACGAAAAACTCAGGCGACTAAGCGCACATTAGGTTTAGTATAGCGTATTGCTTTTTAGGACTTCTGAGCCTCTACATACTCTGAACTTACAAACAACTTCTCACCCACGGCAGTAACAATTCCTACCCTCTTTAAGATTGACTCACCGTTCCAAGTTTCATAACCTAACCAAAAGATTTCTCCTTCAGTTCCTTTGGCTACTTTACGACCTTTGACAACGACAACTTTTTGACCTTTGACAATTGCACCCTCAGCCAAATCTTTTGAAACCTTGGCTTGATACTTAGTAATCTCAGATTCATCGCACTCATGGGCTGGATAGATAGCCTTACCCCGAGCGCCGTAATCAGCATATTGGCTACTTACAATCTCAATGTTGCCAATATAAAATTTACCGCTTTTGGACTCGCACTTAACGGTTATGCGCCCACACTTAGAGCATGGCTTTGAACTCTCAATTGGTCTTGCCATCTTGACTCCTCTCAGGACAAGGCAAGTATATCACAACTGGGGTTAGATATTATCTCTTCTTAAGCGCTCTTCTTGAATCATTCCAAGGGTTAAGAAGTAGCCAATACCATCTACCGCCGTATCGGGCTTAGATTGATTGACTTCACGGGCTATCTTCATTCCAACCATACAGAGGGCAACTTGCTCGGCAGAAACCTCACAGCCGAGGATTACAGACCATATCTTTGAGGCACGGGTAAAGTTATCGAGCGGATGCCCATAGGCGTCCTGACGCTCTCCTGAGACCAACTCAGCGGCATATAAGGCGATGTCCCTTGGGTCGTTCATAATACTTGGATGTCCGAGACTCCCTCGCTGGTCACTAGGAATGTCAGCACTCCCACAGCCGCAACTTCCCCCTTGGACTGTCTCCACCAAACGCTTCCCCCGTCGAGGGCTGGTGCTTGTAGCCATTTGACTCCTCCCCAATCTGCTAGACGGAATGAATGATAATGACCTGAGACCAAAATGTCACAATCGCCGATTGATTGGCGTCCTAGAGTTTGGTCAGCAATCCACCTGCGAAGTTTTGCTTCGGGACTTCCAGCGCTACGAGCAAGGTGTCCATGAGTAATTCCAATAATCTTTCCATTAACCTCAAGGGTAAGACTTAACTCCTCTGTTGGGATAGCAAAACGAATGTGACCATAGGCTTCAGGGTTGGCTTGGAAAATTTCAGCAACGGACTCAACTAGGGCTACATCATCATTGTCATTAAGGGTTGTAAAGGCTTTACCGTTCTTGCGGTTCTCACCATGGTTTCCACCAATTGCCGCAACGGTGATATTAGGGACAACCTTTGACCAGCGGATAAGAGCATCTCTTAAGAGACGACGAGCAATTTTTACTTGGTCTCTTCTATCAACTTCAACTGTAAAGGTCTGAATGTCATAGTGACCATCGCATCCTTCAACTAAATCACCTAGGCATAAAACGGTAATTGAATCAATTGGGCGACCTATCTTTTTTAATTCTTTAATTCTAAACTCAACATCATCAACTGCTTGGAGCCATCTACCAACTAAACCCTTTAGACCATCACCATCTCGTTTACCTGTCTGCCAATCTGCGGCACATACGACAAGGCTTGCTCCACCTGTAATTGGTTTACGCTCTCGAGGTTTGTGTTTCTTTATCTCTTCGATTAAGGCTTCAATATCGGCAACTTCTTGTTTGCCCTTTCGAACTACTTTGCCCTTCCATTGGCGATTAAGAACTCCTAAAGTATCGCCCCACACATTGAAAAGAACTGGTTCTACTACTTGAAAATGCTCGGGGTCTAATCCCCACATTCGAAGAACTCCCGACCAATCAGGAGAGTTGTCGCCCTCCATTGGCTGAGTAGTAACTGTTCCTTCTTCACCTTGCCAAGTGACCCCAGGCATCCACTCTGCTTGTCTTTGACGAGGTTCAGTTTTTTGAACTGAGTTCATCTCACTCGTCTTAAGCAGATTATCTAAAGCGTCATCAAGACTCATTCGGACACTTACACCCGTCTTTACCTAGAAGCCTTCGTCGATGCCTTCTAAGAACATCGCTAGAAGATACTTGAAGTCCGTAGGCTAACATAACCTCGCCAAGACGAGCAGAGTTTACTTTTTCATTACGCATGATTTCATTAAGTTTAGAACGCAAAGGTTCATCTAATTTTGCAACTAATCTGCCGATTGAACAACCAGTCTGTTGTCTATCAAAACCAACTAAAGAATCTAAATCCCTAAAAAAATCATCCTGATTTATTTTTGGATTTACACCTTGGGCATCGGATACTCCACGGGCGCGTTGCACTCTCGAAGAGGAGCCTGTCACATTTCCAGCATCGTTGGAACTCATCGGTTGTTGCGTTTCTGCCATACGGGTCTACCACTCTCTCTTGCGGAGCCGTTGGCTCCTCGTTTACATTCTCACTAAGCATCGGAAATTCACCGAGATTAGTGGGCGGTACTTCGGGTCTACTCCTAACATATTTACTGAACCCATCGGTTCAATCCTCATAATATGCACCCCTGAGACCGATTGTTCAAGCACCGACGCGAGTAAAACGCGAATTGTTTCTGCTTTGTCTCTAGCCGTTGGATAATCTTCTCTACCTGCTCGGCAGATAATTTGAAGCATTGGGTAGTCAATTCTGATACCGCCTGACCCCATAGTAAATGTTGGGGAATTTCCAGCGTTCTCATAAACTGCTACACAAGCGTCAGGTGTTTCAGGAAGAGTTCCTAAAAAGATGTTAGTTCCAAGAGTTCCTTGGCTATTAGTAACTAAATAGTCACCTACTGATTCAAGAATAGTTGCCATTAGTTTCTATGCCCTTTCTGTATGATGTCAATAATTCTACCCTTTATGTTTTCTTGGATTGTAGACATTGCTTCCATGACTGGTTGCTCAAGGTATTTAGCCTGTGTCGGTGGATTGTGATAGTTGCCAATAATCTCATGAACAAAAAGAGCATAAGAAGCGGCGGGACCACCATAAAAAATATCTACAAAATAACCTGTGTTGCCCATTTGTGGAGCAGAGACTCCGCCTGAACCACGGAGAACTCCAGTATCTACTGGAACTAGAACTTGTGATTTAGCAAAAATAACATTGGCTTCTTCATAAATTGCTTGGGCTATTGCTTGAGGGGTATCTTGCGCACCAGCCTTAAGAGCATTAACTAACTCTTGGTCGCCGATTAAGTCGAGTGTAAAAGACGACTTTGCCATGTCTAACGCCCAAATCTGATGACGGCGTGATGCGCTCCGTTTTCGTCTTTGATTTTATCTATTGCATTTATTGTAAAGGTGTCCGCCCCGACGACCATTTTATGACCTACCGTAATTGTTGCGGCGGGACCATTAGTAATAAATCTCCCAATATCTACAACTTCTTGACCTTGAACATCTTTAGATTTTGTTTGTCCGTAAATTAAACGACCAGTTACGGTGGTGTCTCCACTAAAAGTAGGTTTGTTATATTTATCAACTGAAGTTTTGGCGGTAAAAACAACAGAGTCGGTAAGGAACTCTGCAACTTTGGTATAGATAGCATCCATTGGCTACCCCTATTCAACTATACGGCGGTCATAGACATTGTTAGGGTTGTCGTGAATTCCAGCATAAGCATCAGTATTGTAATCCGTAACAAGTCTGTCATTTGTAGATTTAAGAGAATCGGCGTTGGCAAATGGACGAGGAGGAGTTTTACGCATACGGCGCTTAAGAAAATTCTCGGCAAGGTCTGTGTATTGTTTTGATTTAGCAGAATACGACTCAGATACCGAAATGTCTCCTACGCTCTTTGAAGTTGAATCTGCTAAACGGTTGAAACGAGAAGCAAGAGTTTCACACGCCGCACGACAAATTTCATATACATCTACCCACTCAGCAATTAAATAATCTAACTCAGCGTCATTAAAAAGAGCATCGGTAGAATCAACATCGTTGATAAGAAACCGAACTTTATTACGGGTTGAGGTAGACGGGTCACTTGAGTAGGTAAAAGTCATTACATTCCACCAAGCATAAATGCAGTTTGTCTAGCACGGTCTAAAGCAGAAATATCTGTTGCGTATGTACTGGCTAACATAGTATTTGTTACCGTTCCAGTATCTCCTGTTGTAACTACTGTTCCAGTTACATTTGGCAAAGTAATAGTTCTATCTGCCGTTGGGTCTACAACTGTAAGTGTAGTTTCAAAAGCATCTGCGGTAGCACCCTCAAATACAAGGCTTGTTGTAACTTGTGGCGCATTAAAGTAGTTATCAATATCTGTTGCTAAATTAAGGAAGTCAGTATGAATGGCAGGGTTATCACCCGCCGTTGGGTATCTAAACCCCTTAGTTGTTGTACCTGCCATGATTTACTCCTTAGTTATTCTACTTCTACCCAAGCGAGGGTATCTTCGTCCCATGAGTAACGCTTATCATCTGTTGGCATAGGAGTTGGGGCGTTCCATAGGTAAGTTGTTGAGTTCTTTGTCCAAGATGGATATGGTTGAGGAGCAGCAAAACCTGTGCCGTCCCATGAGTATCCAATTCCAGCATAATTCTTATGCAGAGCAGTTCCACCATCACGGCTATTTACTCCGCCTTGAGTGTTATAGGAAGTCTGTATCCACTCGCCACCTAAATTCGCCTGACACCATTCTTTAGAATCGGCAACAATAACTTGTGTCACGACCCCATCTTCTACTTTCGCATAATGAGCCATTATTATTCCTTTTCTTCTCCGTAGAGAGTTTGTGTATTGACTAATTTTACATCACGCTTTGTGACGATTCCACCTTTGTCATCAAGTTGAGTTTTAGCAGTCGCTTCATTATCGGCGATTACATGAACCATCATGACAACTTCAAAACTGAAACATTGAGTTTTCTTTGTTTCTTTAATCTTAGTTACATTATCTTTAGCCATTTTTCCCTCTCGTTAGATTGCATATCTTACGATTACTGTACCTGATGCACCTGTTCTTTCAAATGGACCACCTTTGCCTGTGTTGGCAGTTGGAGTAGTATTTGCAGCAGTTCCCCCAGTACCAGCACTACCTGGAGCACTAGACCCGTTTCCCATACCGCCATTAGAATAATAAGTTCCAAAGTATTGAAGTCCAGCACCAGCATCTCCTCCTGTGCCACCACTTCCATTTCCACCAATACCACCTGCTCCTCCGCCGCCGCCTGAACCAAAAGTGCCTATGGTAGTTCCAGTTCCACCGTCATAACCTTGGCTAGCAGTTGCTGTTCCACCTACTCTATAAGCAGATGTATTTGATGAAGCACCACCACCGCCTGAGCCTCCATTACCACCCTTTTGATTATTATTATTATCTCCACCAACTCCACCACCTACTGCGGTTTGTGAATTAAATACAGTATTTGAACCTGAAGCATTTACTGAACCACCAGCACCAACTGTTACTGTGTAGTTTTGAGCAGTTAAGGAACCTGCTGTAATATAAATTAAGCCTCCTCCGCCGCCACCACCTGCGTAGTTATTTCCTCCACCGCCACCACCTGCGACTACTAGATAGTCAGCAGTTAATGATTGTTTAGGAGTAAATGTTCCACTAGATGTGAAGGTGTGATACCAGTAAGTTCCATCATTAGTAATATTTCCACCATTGGCTTTGGCTACGGAGTATCTAACAATAACTACACCTGAGCCACCTGAACCACCAGCAACTCCTCCTCCATAACCAGCACCTCCGCCGCCTCCAAGATTGGCAGTACCAGCGACAGGAGTTCCAGTTGTACCCGAACCTGCACCACCACCACCAGCACCTCCTGCTGGATTAAATGCTGATTGCCAACTTCCACCACCACCACCTGCGTAAGTTATGGATGAACCACTTATCGCAACAGCAACTCCTGCTCCTCCTGTTGGATAGTTAGGAGCATTTCCATTACTCGCAACAGCAGCAGCACCAGCACCGCCTCCTCCGCCACCAGCACGATTTGAGCCAGCAGTATTTCCATCAGCACCTGCAAAACCTTGATTAACAGTTCCCGTTCCTCCAGTACCATAACCACTTGCGGCATTTCCGCCACCACCAGAACCGCCAGATAAACCATTATTAGCAACAGAAACATAACCTCCACCGCCACCGCCACCAGTTGAGGTAATTGTAGAAAATACAGAGTTAGAACCACTACCTCCATTACCGCTAGTAACACCAGCACCGCCAGCGCCAACAGTAACTGTATATGCTTGAGCAGTTAAAGTTAAGGCAGATTCTAATGAACCACCACCGCCTGTTGCAGTTACAGTTGAACGAAGTCCGCCAGCACCACCACCACCAGCAATTTCTTCTCCACCTGCACCGCCGCCTGCAACAACTAAGTAGTCAGCAATAAGTGATTGGCTTGGTGTAAATGTGCCTGATGAGGTAAATGTATGAATAAAATAATAACCACTAAATGCAATTGTATTTCCACCTGTTGCTAATGCAGAACCAGTATAGAAATCACCTGATGAGTTAAAGGTATGAATTGTATTACCACCTGATGTGGTTACAGTTCCGCCGTATGCTTTTTGTTCTGTACCTGAGTATCGGGCTATAACAATTCCTGAACCGCCGTTGCCGCCATCTCTTGAACCAGCGGTTCCTCCTTGTCCTCCAGCACCGCCAGCGCCACCACCAGTATTAGCAGTAGCGTTGCCACCAACACCACTTGAACCACCACCATTTCCGCCACCACCTGAACCACCAGTACCACCAGTTGCTGTACCTGATGAACCTGTTCCTCCACCACCACCGCCAGCATAAGTAACAGAACTTCCTGAAATAGAAACGGCTACACCAGCGCCACCATTACCGCCAACGCCACCGCCAGTTTGGTTTGCACCTACGGCTCCAGCACCACCGCCGCCAGCACCAGCCTCATTATTGCCCGAGTAAGTTCCTCCAGCATAACCTTGACCTGCTGTTCCAGCACCGCCAGTTGCATAACCATAAACACCACCACCGCCTGAACCTCCAGCGCCAGTACCAGCAACATTATACTCAGCACCTTTGCCACCACCAGTTGAGGTTATAGTAGAAAATACTGAATTGCTTCCATTACTTGCTGAACCAACACCTGAGCCACCTGCACCGACAGTTACTGTGTATGAAGTATTTAATGCTAAAGTTAAGGCAGATTCTAATGAACCACCACCGCCTGTTGCAGTTACAGTACTTCTTAAACCACCTGCACCACCACCGCCACCGCCAACACTTCCAGTATTACCACCTGCACCACCACCGCCAGCAACGACAAGGTAATCAACGATTCCATCCCAAGCAGGAGCAAAAGTTCTCATGCCACCAAAAGAACTAGCAGCGCCACCTGCGCGAGAAGCAATAATTGGCATTATTAAATCTCCTTTAGGCGAACTTGGTTTGTGTTTCTAAGACTGTGAAGGTTGCAGAGGCGGTCTTAATAATAGTGAAAGAGTACGCATCAATAGATGAAGCATTACCAGCAGTAATAGCAGCAGGAACTTTAGGAGTTACTGAGTTGCCATCAATAGTAATTGCGCTTGGATAGTAAGCAGTTGCTCCATTGGTATTGAGCCAAACAACAGTAAGTGAATCACCTGTGTTCATAAAAGTATTTAATGAAACGCTACTTGAGTATCTAAAGTTCAAAGTATGGTTGGCTGTTGCGTTTGAAGTGTAATACCAAATTGAGGCAGTAGTTACATCAAAGTTAATTGTTCCAGTTGCCGCAGAAGCCACAACATTTATATCTTCGTTTAAGCCCTTGACTATGTTATCGGCGATAGTTCCAGTCGCAACATTTGAAGCATTAAGACCATTATTAACTGCTGTATTGATTGCAGGACTTGTTAGAGTTTTATTTGTAAGGGTATCTGTTGTTGCCTTACCTACAAGAGTATCGGTTGCGGCGGGTAATGTTAAAGTTCCTGAAGCGGCGGCTGAGGCTTGTAATACTGTTGAACCGCTTGATGAACCAGTATGTGTAGCACCACTACCAATAGTAGGAGATGTTAAAGTTTTATTAGTAAGCGTATCTGTGGAAGAAATAGTAACAACATTAACGCCTTCAACAGATAATCTACCAGCAGAAGCACGGGCTAAAGTTGTATCGGTTGCGTGACCTAATTCAACACTTCCAACACCTAAAGCAGTAGAGGTTGAGGCTGTAATTCCGCTGACTGGTAATCCAGTTGTGTTAGTAAGAGTTCCTGATGCAGGTGTTCCAAGGGCAGGAGTTACAAGAGTTGGGCTTGTATTAAATACAACTACGCCTGTTCCTGATTCATCAGAAATTGCTAGTGCTAAATCTGCTGATACTGCAAGTACGGTTCCAGCGGAACCATTGGTAGTTATTGCCATATTATGATATCTCGCTTCCAAATAAAGAAATAGAAAGGTCGGTTGTTGAGCCATAAATATAAACTTGGTCAGCGGCGTCTAGTGTAATTCCTAGAGTGTAGGCGGTAGTTGAATTGGCTTTACTGGTTACATCGTAGGCAATATAGTGTTTTTGCGCCAAAGTTGCGTTATTAGGCTGAATAGTAATCCTGTAAGTTCTATCGCTGGCACTTACATTGGCAACTACTATGCTTGAAATAATAGTTTCAGTTGAGGCTGGAACTGTGTACATGCTTGCTAAAGATGTTGTTGTCGCTTGTTGTGCAAGCACCTTATATGATGTTGCCATTTATCCTCCTATTAAAAGTAATGGGCTTATTGTAGCGGATGCGTTTGTGGTGGCTGTTGCTAGGCTGGCTGTTGCAGAACTAGCCGATGCTTGAGCCGTTGTTACAAATGCAGAAATATCAGAATAATCAAGGTAATGAGTTGCTGATGTTAAAGCAGTATATGTAGAGAAGGCAGTATCAACCGCTGTATAGGTAGCATAAAAGGCTGGTATGTACCAGTATTTACCCGAAGCAGGTATTGTTGAGGTTGTTTGATTGATATTTGTATCAAGGGCATCTATTAGAACCTCTAAAGATGTCCAAGTTGTATCGTCTACTAATTGAACATAAGTAGTTGCAATAGTTGGAAGTGGGCTTATATCTGCTAAATCCAAAGAGCCTCCGTTATACGGCACACTAATTGTGTAAGTTCTTCCTCCAACAAAAGACTCAACAACTGTATATGTATAGGGGTTTGGAATTACATCGGGGTCATTGGTGGCTGGTAGCGTTACTGAAAAAGCACCTGCAACCAAAGGAACTACTACGGTAGATGGAGCAACCATTACATTATCAATTCCCGAGCGAAGTACATCGCCAAGAGTAAAAGTAATCTGACCTGTTATAGCCGTCCCTGAATAATCAACATAAGCGCCAGTTATTGTTATTGTGCTTAAATTTGTTGGTAATGCCATTATGCACCAGCCAAAAAGAATAGATTTGTATTACTTAAATTTAGAACAGCATTTTTTGAAGCAAGAGCCGAGGCTTTTGCCGCTACTAAAGCGGTAGTGTTAGCGCTTGTCGCGTTAGTTGTAATTTCAAGAAGTGTTAAAAGAGTATTGTAAGTTGTATAATCAGCAATAGGTACATACGGTTCAGCCATTTTATAGTCCCATCAACATCAACTGATTAGGGGTATTGTTTTGGATTAGTGCGGCGGCGGTTGATGCCGTTGCTGCATAAGTCGCAGAATCTTCATCATAATCCTCGGCATCAACAACAATTGTGCGTCTTAACTCATCGGTTGTATAACGCGCTAGGAGCGCTTGATATTGGTCAAGGGTGATATAAGATGCGGATTCTGCTGTTGTAACGGCAGGGAGCAAGTCTGCAAGGTTTTGGGTGGTATTAGCAACCGATAGTGGTAAGGCAATCTGAGTGGTTCTACCACCAGTAAAGTTCTCAACTATGGTGTAAATAAAAGGTTGTGGTGTCACATCTGTATCACTTGTGCAAGGTAGGGTTAAACTTAACGAACCTGTTGCATCTAAAGTTTTGACAATAGCGGTGGGCATTAAAATAACATTAAGAGTTGTTTCTTTAAGAATGGTTTGTGGCGTAAAAGTAACTGACCCACTAATAGGATTGCCAATTAAATTTACATAAGTTGCTTCAACTGTACAAGTTGAGAGAGAGGCTGGCAACGCCATGGGTTAAACGCCTTGTCGGAGAACTGCTACTGACTGTGTTGATGACGCTACTGCACCATAAAGGGCTTCATCTTGATTAAGTTCAATAGCGATATTAGTACCAGCGGCAAGGATAAAACCATAAGCCGAAGAAGTAACTCCTGCTCCACCTAAATAAACAGCAACGCCACCCGAAGGATTTTGAACTAAAATTGTAGAACCATCTTTACCACCACCTGAAGCGGCGACAGTTAAAAGGGTTGCGCTAGTTCCAACACTCACTATTGCATGGTTAATTGCCATTTGAACTCCTTATTAGAAAAGGGTGGCAACTCATCTCTGAATTGCCACCCCCATAATTATTTAGTGGCTTTTTCTTTAATTTTGACTTGAGGGGCGTCAGTTAAATAACGCTGTTCTACCAACTTCTCAACATACTTCCAGCCTGAAACATCTACTATATCCCCGTGATTTAATTGCTTTCCGTCAGCAATCATTGTCTTGAGAACAAGTTTTTGCATTATGCTATTCGGTAAATTGATACTGTTGTTGGAGCGGTTACAACTACTTGCCAACGAGATGCTTGTCCAGCAGTCGCCGCGGTTGTTGCAAGTCCTACGATTGTTACACCAGTTCCACCAGCCAAAGTAGCAACATAGGCTGCTAAGTTGATGTAACTAAACTTAAAACTTGTTCCTACAACAGAACCTGTTGCTGCAATAATCGCAGCCGCAGTCGGTGTAGTAATAGTTCTTGCTGTCGTAAGGGTCGCAGTAGTAATACCACCTTGCATACCCGCTACCGTATGTACCATTGAGGCACCATCAGCGATATTTGTTACTGAACGAATTTGTTGCAATTGACCAGTTACGGTAAGTCCACCTACAACTGCATTTCCTCGCGTAATTCTATTAAACATATTTCTCCTTGTTTTGGAGAGGGAGAGGGTTTCTAGTCCCCCTCCCTACTCAATTTAATTAAGCGACGACTGTATCCCAAAACCAACCAAGGTCAGAAGCGATGACTTTATTATCAAAAGCCATTTCTGCTTCAATTCGGTCTGCTTTAAGAGATTCCATACGGAATTGTGAAGTACCTACTGTTGCGCCTAGACCGCCTGATACACCTGTCCATGAGAAAGAGTATCCAGCAGAAGGAGTCAATAAGCCTGGAGTTGGAGCAACATAGCAAAGAAGTGCTTTCTTACCTGATGTAAATGAATACGCGGCAGTTGCACCTTCATTGTTTGTAGCCTTAACAGCCTTTGAAATGATAACGCGAGGAACATCAAACATCGCGGCTAACATATCGGCAGTAACAGTCTGTGAAGATGTGTATTTGATACGGTCTACGATGTCAGGGTGATTCTTTAGCGCACGGAATACATCGTATCCCAATACTAAAGTGTTTGGTTCCATACCAGTTGTTGAAAGGATACCTGCTTTGGCATCCTCAATATCATCAATTGGGTCTGAAGCGGCGTAATCTGACCATTGCTTTACTTCGTTTGTTGAAGGAGTTCCTGAAACACCGTCGTAATCATTAGCCCAAATAGAGCCAGCGAAGAAATCTGTGTTCCATTGAATTTCCTTGCGAAGCATTAAACGGCGAGTTACAAACTCTGTTGCCTCACGAAGAGGGTTTAGAGGTGTATCTGCGTTGTAAAGAGTTTGGTCATCTACATCCTTATGGAACGCAAATACATCTGCGCTATAAGAAGCAGTTGAAAGACCGTAACCTCCACCAGCAGATTCAGTTCCACCAGCGCGGCGTTGAGCCTCGTCACGGAACCAATCGTTCTTGGTGTAGGTAAAGAATTTATCGCTCTTCTTATCGACAGGAATTACTGGGAATACCTTGTCAGCGATAAAGTTATCTTGGTTCTGCAAATAAGCAACCGAGATGTTTGTAAGAATTGCGTCCACATGGACGGAGTTAATATTTGGTTGTGGCATGAGTTATATCTCCTTAGTTCGCTCTAGTTGGGTTAGCACAGTTCACAACTGCGGTAATTACATCAGAACTTGCGCCACCTGAGATGGCACTACCAAGAACATACTTAGTTGTATCTGTTGTTGTAACAACGCTTGCTTTTGCGGCTGATGTTACGCCTAGTAGGTCGCCAATAGCGACAGTTGCACCAGCGACTAATTTAGTTCCACCGACGATTAAAACTTCGGCTTCTTGTCCTGATGTTGGGGCGTTCTGCAACACACCGATTGGAATATCGGTTGCGGCTGAACAAGTAACAACTGTGTCAGTTGTACTTAATTTTACAAAAGTGTATTGAAGGGCTGATAAGTCAGCGCCAGCAACTCTTGTAATTTTTACTGAATAATTACTAAATTCAAATGCCATTTTACTTAGCACCCTTCTCGGTTAGATATTGGCTGTAAAGGTCAGGGTTGTTTAACGCAACATCGGCAATGGCTTGAGCCATTGACTTTGATACACCCTCATCAACGGCAGACTTAGCAAGCGTAGTCATACGCTCATAAGCATTACCTGATTTGAAGTCCGCAGATTTGCCGATTTCTGCAAAAATTGATGCTGACTCAGCCTGAGCATTGACTGAAGAAAGAATCTCTTCAACACTCTTTGCTAGTTCTGAATCTGTTTCAGACAAACGACGAAGCGCTGGTCCAACTTTTTCAGCATTAAGATTGAGATTAGCCCAACCCTTTGCTTTTTCAACTGATTGAGCATCAGCACGGGCTTCACGCTCTTTACGAAGTTCAGCGGTTGCCTCCTCTGCTTGCTTTTTCAAGTCTGTAATCATTTTAACAACTGATTCGGGAGCGGATTTCATATATTCCTCATCCACTTTAGGTTTCATTGAGTCCTCGTTCATCGCCATCTTTAATTCTTCTATTTCAGGCTTTTGGTTTTTTTCGGCGAGTTGTGCCTCGAGTTCAGCGATACGGGCATCTGCCGCCGCTAATTGTTCCTCAACGGTTTTTTCAACCTTAACTTCAGTTGCCTCGGTAGTTTTCATATCCTCCATGTTGGAGTCCTCCTTGGTCAGCGATTTGTCGAGAACCCTCTGAACTTCAGATTCGGATGCTGACTTCATTACAAGCCAACCTTCATGTAAGTGCGCTGGATGGTCTACTCCACTCGTTTCCTCGATGGCTAAATTCACCATTTTACGGGTACGGGGTTTTGACATTTATGCTCCTAACAAACTAGAGGTGAGTCTTTTTAGCATAGGGCTAATAAAACTAACCTCGGGTCTTGACAGACAAAGAATACCATAGGTGTAATTCAAGCCTATTTATTGGTTTGCTAAAACCCTTGTCTTGGTTAGGGCTTCGATTAAATTAGGTGAAACCCACATTGAAAAAGGGTTCTCATTAGCCCAAAACCGAGCCAACCTAAAATGAAAATCAGTTTGGTCTATTTTTGTCCAAACAAAAAATGCTTGAGAATCATTAGGTAGATTTACTTGAATTCCTGCATACCCAGGCGGGGTTGAAACTCGATAAGAAGAAATGCCCATAGATTTAAGAACTTGCATTGTGTCATCAATAACGCTTGGCATTACTTTTTCTTTCTTGGATAATCCATGGTATCCATCCACTTTGGGTCATCAGCATCTAATTCTTCAAACTCTTCTTCAGAATCATCTTTGTAGGGAACAAAATTTTGTTTACTGTTTTTTGGCTCTGATGAATCTTCACCTTCGGAGTCATCACCATTACGCCAAGAACCATGACTTGATTGGTCATGGTCGCCGTGCTTTTCAAGTATTACTTTTTTTTTAGTGTTGAGACCTTATGTCCAACTTTAGTATCAGTTGGTTTACCATCACGATATAAAACAATTAACGCGGCTGGGTCATCTTCTGAGCCTTCAATTTCAAATGATGAATCAGGAACATTGATTTTACCTGAGCGTTCAATTCTTAAAACTTTACCCTCCGCTGTTCCACCTGATGCGCTCCATGAAACTCTATCTCCGACTGAAACATTTTTCTCAAATGCTAATAGTTTGCTTTCTATTGCTTTGTTAATCTCTCCACCCATTAGGCGTATTGCTCGTTGAACTGTTGATTTTGCGTAACCACTAAGTCCGTTAAAACCAAACTTTTTTACATCTTCTTCAATCATTTTGAACTCGTCCTCGTCCATACCAGCCAAAGGTCCTTTGCGAAGTTCCGCTAACATCCGTGAATCTTTTTTCATACGGTTTCTACTTTCTTTGGTTTTTTCTTTGACGGTGACATTATTGTATCAACATGTACATCGGATACAGTTGGGTCGTTCTTTTCTAAGTCTATATCAACGAATAAACGCTCTGCTTTACCACCAATTGAATAGCCACGAATCTTTCCTTCGGTAACCATGTTCCATGCCCAAGGCTCCCAAATGACACCAAGAAAAACTGTATTAGGTGGATATGTGTGTTCTAAATCTTGACCTTCAGGTGTTTTAATTGGAACTGTTAATGAATATGGGAAAGCCATAACTTCTACCCATTCTCCAGCAACTACATCTCTATTGTGTTGTAAACGAATACGACGGTCATTGCTTTTTACATAATCCCAAACTGCTCTTTGTAATTCATCTGAATCTGTCCACTCTCCATGAGCATCTTCCATATCAGGGATATACATAGCACCTAGGGTGTAACGCTTTTCGCCCTCGGCTTTTTGTAAATCAAACTTACCTAACGCCTTTGTAGTCTCCTCTGTGAATACATCAGGAAAAATTTGACGGGCTACTTCCTCGGTAACTTCTTGGAACTCGCCTTCGCCTTGGGTTAAATAGCGGACGACATCAGCATCGGGATTATCCATCCAACTCTTAGTACGAATATCCCATCTATCTTCAACCATGGCTGTTTCTCCACGCTCAAAACGATAAATGTTTATCGCCTCGTTATCTGCGCCTAGTTTTGCAAAATATCGCATACGGCTGTACCTCCTCTCGTTATTCTCCACATTATATCAACCCCCGTTGATTTTACCAAACCTGCTTGTTGAGCGGTCTCAAAAGTCTGCGTTACAAGCGTTCCGATGGTCAGCAGTTTTGCCATGTTTGCTGGTCTAGGGATTGCTTTAGCCTTGTCTACCATTCTGTCCCACATTGCTTGGCGCTCTGTGTTATTTGTAGATTTTCGATACACCTCGTAGTCATCGTGTAAATCTACTTCTTTGACTTTGTGAGAGGTTGGAGTATGAAGTTGTAGTTCTACCTTGACGCCATCTTTACTCAACTTGATATTAGTGCCATCGTAAGGGTCACCTGCTTGCCAAAAGTTTTTAACCGATTCAACTTTCCAACCAGTTTGTTCTACCGCGTTGATTGTTTTTTCAACACCGTCTGCATAATTATTATCATCAACATTGAGTGTATAACGAACCGCATCAGAGATTGCGTTTGCCGCTTTCTCTCTATCGCCGCGATGGTCTTTCTCTGCATCGGCATCAATTTTGCGAGCGAGTGAATCTGTGGACTTTAATCTTTCTGTAAGCGAACTCTTGCCATCGATTTCAGGAAAATCAGCGCCGATTGTTTTTGCAATACCTTCCATCAATCCAGTAATAACTGGCTCGACTGCCTCGGCATCTTTTCTTAATCTTTGGGCTTCTCTAATGGCTTCTTTAGATTGTCCTTGTTTGGGAGCAATATCAGGTGCCATAGCGGGGCGACCAGTCGAACCCTTATCTTCTCCACCGCTAGTTCCAGTAGCCCAACTTCCATGTGCGGATTGGTCACCATCTCCGTGTTTTTTAACTTCGTTTTCATATTTTTCCACCATTGATTCTGCCCAAGCGAATCCAGCATCTCCGCCCCAAGCGTCCCATGACACTCGACCAGCGCTAGGGAATCCTTTTTCACCACGATTAAATCCGAGGGCTTGTCCATCAACTTTATGTCGAGAAAGAAAAGATTTCATTCGTTTCAAGGTTTCGATAGAAACACTTTCACCACGGGCTAATTGACCCGCTCTAGTTCTACCGACTGAAGTAAATCCACCGCCAGCAAAACCTTTATCAATCCATTCAATTGCTCGTTGCGCCGCATCTCTTACTGATTGAGGAGGAGTAAAACTATCCTCGGCTTTTGCAACTTGCTCAATTCGCATTTGATAACCATTGACAGTAAAGAAAGTTTTGATGTTACCCACGGTATCGCCCGTTGATTTGATTACATCTAGGACTGTCTCGGCTGGCAATCCAGCAATTGAGGTTAGGTCTACATCATCGATTGAATCAATTAGAATCTCGTAATTATCCCAATCATCCTTTGGGCGTTCCATCTTGCGTCTAGCCATCTCATTAAGAATGGTGTGATGAACCTCGATTTCAGCCGAGGAGGGAGACGCTGATTTATGGACATTCGTGTGGAGCGCGAGTAGTTCCTCAGCGCTTAGATGAATTAGTTTGGGTGCAATATCCGCCATGTGTTAAGAATAGCGGATGGTATTATTACTGGGGTTTATTTCCTTGAAGTATGGTTGAAATTTCTTCCATAATCTTTGACTCATCCTCATTTGAAGCACCAGTCTCAGAAGTGAACTCAACCTTTTCAGACCACTTGGAATAAGCCTCTTGGATAGCCTTTTGTTTCTCTCGTCTATTCATAATCTAATTATACCCCAGTTTAGTTCTTTTTGCTAGGCGCTGGTTTTTCACGGGCTGTCCCATCGTAAATTACACCATCTCCATCGTGGTCAATAGGACCTTCAAGAAGTTTCTGACCCTCAGCAGTCAAAGATTTAACATAACTTACTTTGAGGTTATACATCAATTCTTTACCAGCCCAAGTTCCAGTTTCTTCTTCTATTTTTTTTGAATATCCAATGTTTGCAAAATGAGCAGGTAATGGAAAATCTTCGTCTGTGAAATTTTTGACTGAGCCAAAAGCAGGGTATTTATATCCACTCTCATCTTCAAAATATGGAGAATAATCATTTGTTGCTCTTGACATTAAAGAATCAAATTCTGCTCGTTCGGCAGAACCTTTTGCGAACCAACCACTTTCTTCATCGTCCATAGAAGCAACCCTTTGGGAAATTGTGTCAAGATTTTCTCCTACTTTATTTGGCGCAAAATCATAACCTGCTCTAGCCCAATGTCGAGCGCCATCCTGAGCGGTTGATTTTATTTCAATGTAACCTAAACCTTTTGCTGTATACCAAGCCTCAGTCTGTTGAATAAATTCTTTGCCAAAACCAGTCCCTTTATTTTCTTCCTCATAAATCCATAAAAGTCCATGCTCAACATTGAGTGTGCCGTTTTTTTCAAAAAATGTGCGAGATATTTCTCCAACTTGTTCACCCTCTCCATTGTAAATTGAGCCTTGCACTCTTAATTCATTTCCATCCTTGTATACATTTTCAATTCTTGACTCTAAGGTAACCGTATCTCCAGTTAAACTTGTCCCTGTTTGACTAACTACAAATACATCATTAAGAGGTCCAACTAAATCGTCGGTGTTTATTGGCTCATAACCCTCAACAGCCATAGCGTATTCTGTTAATGATTCTCTTTGACCATCAACATAATTTTCAATCATTTCACTTTGTACTCTTTCAAAAATATCATTTTTTTCTTGTTCGGTATATTCACGGTTTGGAAATTCTGCTTGAAGCGATGCAAGACTTTCGGCAACTTTGCCATCAATACCTTGGGTTGCATCTGCATACAAATCGCCGTCTTGTTCCACATACTCACTTAATTGATTATCGCTATATGTTTTTGGTTTGATGGCTTGTAAAATATCTTTAGCCGACGGTCCAACAGTAGCCATTGATTCAATACGAGCAACTTCATCAGCCGTATAACCTCTAGCCCAGTTACCGTGTTCGGACTGGTCATGCTCACCGTGTTTTAGTACGGGTTTTAACCCATAATCAAAATAAATTACTTTGAGGGTTTTGCTAACTTTGCCCAAATCTCTTTGGCGTAAGCGTCTATCTGTTCGTCTGTCATGTTCGACATATCGGGCAGTTGTACCGCTTCGAGTTTTTTCGATGCCACCTGTTCCTCCTGTTTCTATTTCTTTGAAGTTTGCTACATCCCAAATTGAGATTTGGTCTCTTTCACGACCCCGAGAGATAGCCTCTCCCTCGTCCTTAATGTTTTCTGATACATCAAGGTAGACCTGTCCATCGTTCGTATTATGCCATAACCCTAGGTAGTTATTCGAATTATTGAACTCTGATTTATGTTGCTTCATGTAGGAAGAAAGAATCTCAGCGCCTTTAGCCTCATCAAAAAAGTCATCAGCCTTGACTATCGCCGCAAACTTCTTGCCTTTGGCAACCATAAAGCCCTTAGTAGGCTCAGAACCGTCCTTGAGGCTGACTGAGAGACCGCCATTCTCTTTGACCCTCTCAAGCGTCGAGCGGACAATCTCAGGGGCTACTTGGACTCCCTGCGCCCATGAGCCATGAGAACTTTGGTCATGGTCGCCGTGCTTTTCTACAATTTCATAGGTTGCTTCCCAATCGCCTCTACGAAGTATTGACCCAAGTAATTGTTCTTCAAAAACTTTTCCATTTGGATTACGGACAGAAGCGTAAAAATCTTCATCATTTGTTCTTGTGAATAAAATTTCGCTACCATCTGAGCGTTTGTATAGAACAGTACCTTTTTCTATATTTAATGTATTGTTCATTTAATCTGACCAATCGTCTCGATATTTGTCTTTTTCCGCTGGTAAAAATTCTACTTTGTTTATTAAATTTTTATTACCTGAAGCATTCAACATATTTTTGACCTCACTCACCCGACGCTCTCTATCTTGTGAGTCACTACTTTGAGAACCAACAATATAAATTTGTTTAATATCTGAGACTTTTACACCATTTCTAATTTGTACTTCGGCGTACTCACTTGTGTGTTTACCACTACTTCCCCAAGAACTCCTTGCATGTAGACCCGCAGTTACAAGATTATCTCTAGTCACTTTCTCGGACAAGGGTTGTGGAAGTGAGCCTGTATGTAAAGAATCTCTTAAAGTATATGTTGTTCTTTCTTTTACATCATCATTTAACAATACCCTTAAATCGCCATATTGTTCTACCCGACTTGTGTTTACGGTAAATGTATTAGTAGGTTTTTCATTATTTACATCTCTTGCAGAATTTTCATCAACAGATAATTGGCTTGCAAGGTATCCGTAAATTGGTCTATCACTTAATTTACTATTCACGGGAATTCCTTGTTCCACTTCTTCAAGTTTTCTTTTGCTTCTATCGTACATTCCCCCACTTTTATTTGACTCAAATTGTGACTTAAACCTACCATCCTTTAATACTTTTTCAAAGTCCCTTGAATCAATGGCTATAACTGGAAATCCTTTAGAAACATTGCTACTAATTTCTTCTGTCACTCGTTTGTGATTTTCTAAATAGTTACCTAATTGACCACCTCGTAGTTCGTCAAGAAGAGGATGAATGGCTTTTGCCATTTCATATCTAACCTCTGCGTTATTTGCGTCAAGATAATTTGATAATCTTTGCGTTTGACCCGCAACATAAACTTTAGAATTTGTTGCGCCTAAATTTTGTTTTCCTGCCTCAAGTTCAAAATAAGTTTGAACTTTGTCCATATCGGCTGTTAAAAATTTTTTAGAAATTTCTTCTATTTTACTTTGCATTTCAGGAGTATATTCATTTCTATCTATAAGCCTTTGAATTATGTCTCGTAATTGAGGACCTGAATGTGAAGCGGCGTCATTGGTAAGCGCTCTTGGGTCAAAGGGTCTACTAAATTTAGATGGGTCAAAGCGTGATGTTACTACGGAGTCATATTCAGCAATATATTTTCCGCTTTCTATTATTCCGCCTTCTTTTAATCTTGAATACTCTGCTTGTAGAGCAGAATTTCCGTGCGCCCATGAGCCATGACTTGATTGGTCATGGTCACCATGTTTAGTTACATCTGCCCAAGCCTTACCTGAAGGAGATAACATATTCCAGTCGTGGCGGATTTCAATTCCATCTATCATATTTTTACGAGCAAAATTAAGCATTGCAGTTGCTATGCCTTTGCGCTGATAGTTTGTTCGGACTTCTACATAACCTATTTTTGCGTATTCTTTGTTTGACACAAATTGATTGGAGGCTGATAGACGACCAATGTTTCTATTTTCACTATCTTTCAAAGATAAATTCATTACCGCTACACCATCATCATATTTTTCATTTATTTGAGAGATGTTAAAACCTTCATTTTGAACAGTTATTTTTGCTGAGATTATTTCTCCACTAATTTTTCCTCGACCTAATTCGCTTGTAGGAATAGTTTCGGACTTCACATCACTAATTGTTCCCGTAGCCCATGAGCCATGAGAACTTTGGTCATGGTCGCCGTGTTTTAGAACTGGCTTATATCCAATAGGAAATGTGATAGTGATACTCATGAGCGTCTCTCAGGTGGAATGATTACCATGACGCAACGGCAATTAGGGTGAACTCTTCCTGGAGTTTCATCACCGCTAGAAAATGTTCCATCCCAAGGAACTATCTCGCCATCTAGTTCAATACAAATAGGGCAAGTGCGTTCGTCTTGAGCAATAACCCACATCTTTTGTGATTCAACATCTACATAACCTTGCTCTGCCGCTTGGTTCCATCCCTCTTGGCGTCCCTCGTTTTGAGCAATTTGAATCTCTGTGCGAGCAATCATTGTGGCTCTCTTGCTCTTAAGAGAATCTGAATAACGGGTAGAGCGTTCGATTGCTTTAGCGCGAGCGGCTTCTTCTTTTATTCCGCTTTTAACTAATCGGGCATATTCTTTTTTTTCAAAGTTAGTTACTGCATCAGCAAATCTTGGATGTAGTCCTACAACACTTTTAATTCTTCGGGCTGTTGCTCTGTAATCTAAGCCCTCATTGAAAGCATCAATAATTGCTTTGCGAACTGAGAGACGGGTTAGCGCATCAATTGAGGTTACAAGTTCTCCAGCACGGCGTTGAGCAAAGGCTAAAGAGTTTGGGTTTGTTTTATTAAAAGACATAGTAAATTCCACTTTAGGTGGTTTTGGTTGCGCCCATATAGGAATTTTTGTGAACTCAAGGTTAGCCAATGCTGGTCTATTTTCTATCTTTACTTTAGAAGGTGTAAAGGCTGGAAGGGATAACTTAGGAGCAATCTTTTGAATTTGTTTGATGGCATCTTTACCACCAATATCAATTGAGTTAAGGAGGGAATCTCTAATGTTTTTTTGATTAGCAATAGTTATGCCCGCTAACAAACGCTCCAAAGTTTCAGGGTTCATATTGCGAAGCAAGGACTCAAGTTGTTTCATTGAGATTTTATCCGTCGCTCGTTGAATTGATTGATACAAAGTACGAGCAAGTTCTTGTTCTTGAGGTGTTAGCGGAACTCTTTTGTTTCGCGCCTTTTCAAAAGGATGAACAAAATGTAACGCCATCTTTAACCAACTTCAGGGAGTTTCGGAGCCTCCGTAGTTGGAGCAGGTGGTAATTCTTCCTCACCAGCGCCATCGGGTTCTTCAGGCATAGGAGGAACTCCAGCGCCTTCAGGCATAGGAGGCATACCAAAATTCTGTCCATCATGTTCGGCAGGTGGTAATCCAGCGAGGTCGCGTAGATACTCTTCTAACTTAGGGTCAGGAACTATTGCACCTGTTTGTACCAAGTTGCCAACAAATCCAGCAATCTCATTCAAATCAACATGGCTTACTTCACCATAAGTTAGATAAGGAGCGCGAGCAACATCCATGCCATTTAGTTTTAATAAACGAGGAATAGCGTGTTGGTTAATTACTTCAGCAATACTTTTAGCAATTGCATCAACTGACATCGACCACAAATCCATTTTGGAAGTTCCAAGGGCGTAGGAACCAACTCGGTCAGAGCCAAGGAGAATAAAGTCAGAAAGGATTGACATTGCAATTCTTTGGTCATAACGCTGGATAACTTTGTCTGTATCAAACTGACGAGAACCGCCTGAAGATAAAAGAACTAAATCAAATACTTTGTGTCCTTGGTCGTCATACATCGAGGGCATAATGATTCCTTCTTGCTCATTACGCTTAATAGAAGTAACGATGCTTTGGATTGATGCAAGAACTGAGGCTTGCTCGGCTGTTGCTGATGATGAAAGGAACTCAGGTGGTACATAAGCAACTGGTAGACCTGCTAAGTCACGCTCAATACCGATTGCTTCAATCTCTTCAATACGACGCTTGAAGTACCAAGAGCGATAAGCGTTACGAAGAATAGAACGACCTTCAGGGTTATTCTTTTGTGTATGGGTACGGAATAACAAAGCCTTCTCAATTGGAATTGTATGGATACCACCCGCTGATGGGTCTACTTGAACCATGGCTTGAATACCGCCATCGTCATCCATTTCCCAACGGAATAAAGTTTCTTGGGCGCGAATAGGCATTTTGCGCCAACCAATACGACCATCATTATATTTAGATTTACGCTGTGGGTTTTTGCTATCACCCTCACGGATTTTGTAAACAATCTCATGATATGAAAAACCAAAGACAAGCATTGAAAGTATTTGAGATAGAGCAGAGTCCCAAGACTCGCTCATATCATGTATACAAGATTCTACGAATACTGCTACTTCTTTATCTTCCTTAGAAATATCTCCGTCTTGAGAATCATCCGAGAAAGGGTCTACACGCCATTCAAGACGAGTAATAACTTTTTCTATTGCATACAACATTGAGCCGATGGTTGGGTCGTTGTCCGCCATCTCTCGATAGATTCTTGCTCCGCGTTGTCCACGCAGATTAACTAAAAATTCTTCAAAGACCGTTCCACCTGAACGGCGTAAACCAGTAGAACCTAACTCTTGTAAATCGGGCGTTATTTTCTCAGCCATTTAACCCTCTACTCTTTGGTTGCTAATCCTACGACAATTGCGATTGCCTGTTGCTCATTGAATCCCGCATTTATCAACTCCGAAAATACTTCGTGAGTTTGAATTGCGAAAGCCCGTAAAACAGACACGACAGCCTCACGATTGGGTGAAAGGTTATCGTACACCTGTCGATTATACCGTTAAGCGGATTTAGCCTTTTTATTCTCCGTCTGAAACAAGTTCAAAAGAGTTAATTCTTTTGTTAGTTATTCCTAGAGCAGATTTCAAAGCCAAATCTCTGTCGCCAACTTGAGCAAAGAGACGATTTTCTAATTCGCCACCAATTGCATCAAAGCGTCGGAAGTAGATGTTGTAAGGCAAAGCATCCCGTTGGATGTTTAACTCAATCTCAACATACTCTTTTAGAGCAATCTCTTGAGATACAAATGGTTTACCATTCGAATCAACAACAACTTTTGAACCTGCTAATTCCTTTGTGAAGAAATCAGTCCAAGCCATTTACAACCCCTTTCGAGAGTTTTTCAACCCCGATTATACTACATAAGGGTTAGAAAGGTGCAATGTCAGATATTGGCATACTCCAAGCATCTGAAGGCGTCTTAGGTGTATCTGTGCGAGTGGTTGTACTTACTTGAGCAACTGTATGGCGCTTCATGTCAATGCCTAAGTTCCAAGCGGTAACTACAATCTTTGAGCGTTTAGCCCCTGTTACTTTGTCATCCCAGTTTTCTTGAACTGCGGTGCCTACAACAATTACTGACATTCCCTTGCCTAAAGAGTCTGCACAATTTTCAGCAGTCTTGCCCCATGCTTTTACATCCCAAAATGTTGTATCTACATTGTCCCAAGTTCCATCAGGTTTTTTACTGGACTTAGATGTCACTACTGTAAATACTGCTAAGGCTTTACCGTTAGGAGTAAATCTTAGTTCAGGGTCATTAACTATATTTCCCGTGATTGTTATTGGTGCGCTCATGCTACATACCTTTCGTTCGTTATTGGTTTGGCGATTATGTTTAGTTGTTTTCTCATTCTGTCGCGTTCTTTAGTAGATTTTCCACCCCAAATGCCGACTACTTTGTAATGTAACGCATAGGTCAGACATTCTTCTTTCCAATAGCATCCATCACAAATCTTCTTTACTTTTCTGTTCTCCTCGGTTATCTGATTCTTCTCGGGAAAGAAATAACTCGTCTCTATTCCCCAACAACTCGCTCCCTCGAATTTCCAAGGCATCATAATTTTCTTCAATGTTTTCCTCTCCAACAATTAGTCGATAGGGGGAAGAGGCATCTAACTTAGCCACAATTCTTCCATTGCGCCATACCTTGCCAGCAACTACACCATCATAAAAACTTGGCTTAGGCTTTACTAGAGAATCACACTCTTCCCAAAAAATACATCGGGAACAATAATTAAGTGCTGGTTGTACTAAATCTAAATTAAATTGGTCAAAGAGCCAAGGGTCAGCATCACGGCACGGCGCTTTAGATGCAAATGAACCCATGCAGGAATTTTAGCGCTTGGCTTTATCATTGTTATTTATTTCGGGAGCCTTGCGTGTCGCCCACTCACCATACCGCTCTGTTATCAATTTATTAAGTAAGTTGATTCTTTCTTCTTCATCCATCGGTCTATTTGTCTCTGAGTCCGATGTCATCGTTACCCTCCCAATACTTTAGCCCGTGATGAACTAAACCGAGGTGGCGCCAATCAGGATTTTGGTCATCGGCAAGAGTTAGCGTCCAGTAATCTTTAATGCCATCGCCCATCCATTCAGATACAAGAACCCAGCCCGTACAAATTGCTGGTTCCATAAAAGCAACGCGCCCGATTTCGGCGAGCGCATTGTCTATTGCTGATGGTTTTTTCTGCTCTTCACTTCCCATTTAGGGAGGTTAGTACCAAAAATTAGAACTCCAAAAGCGCCACGCCGAGCAAGGGTTGGAATATCTGTGTTCAATGTAAACGAATCCTCGGGTTATTTGTTCCTCAACTGATAAGTCAGGGTCAAGTCCGAGTATTTGTGGAATTCCGCCAGCATGAAGTTTTTCTCCATCTTGGTAAACGGCTGTTTTATTGTAGGCATCGGGACGCCAGTTTGACTCTTTTGTCCAAAGCGATAGCAAACATTCCCATTGAGCGGGTGTATCCCAACCATAAGCATCAAGACGCTTCTTAGCGAACTCTTGGGATGCCTCGGGTGTCCGTTCAACCAATATCGGTTTCATAATTACTTCAACCGCTTGTGCTGGTGAATCGGGTGGAATGTGAAATGGATTTAGAAGTATAAATCCAAGTATAAATAGTGCGACTGGAACTGGTTTAGTAATAACTTTTTCATAGAATCGCATATTCCTCCATTGTTAGGAGTGAACATTTATTCGCTACTGGATGTAGCGCTTCTCTGTTGTCAGTATTGGACTGACCTCACTTTGGCGAGTAGGTGTTTTGCGAACCTTGTTTAAGGGTACATCATCAAGATGAATGAGTGTCAAGGAGGGCGCTCGGTGGCGGAGCGATGAAAGTTACGCTAGAGAGAGGACGGACGCGCAACAGGCGCTACTACGCCACCGAACTATTTGGGTACCCGCGTAAATGATACCCCACACATAACCATGAAAGGAAAAAAGGTGGTTATGTGGTTCATCCCGCCAATCTAAGAAGAGACCGACGGGATGAATTTTAGTTTTATTACTTAGTCAAGGCGACTTCCAGCGCTCGCTTCGATTCCGTATTTTCCTAGAACCTGAGCAAACGCTCCAGCAAAAGCCGCTTTACGGTCTACGCTCTGTCCGAATTCACGAACCCAAATCTCGTATCCACCGTAATAACCCTTGCTACCAATGCCTTGAGCCTTTAACCAATTCACAAACGCACCTCGCGCTGGAGAAATGTTTACCCAAGCAAATCCGCAAAGACCGTCAAGGATGTAAGTTTTTTTACTAAAATCAATATCACTACCAAGTGCAGTAGTTGGTGAACCAACTACAAACTTTGGAGTGTCTGCATCTTTGCCAGCCAAAAGACCAGCCTCGTATGCTTCAACATAAATGCGCTTACATTGAGTTTTTGTAAGAGCCTTTTTCTTCTCGATGACTGAAGTTGTCATTTAATGTCCTCCTCTCGGACAATTCAAAGTATATCCTACTGGGGTTTGGAAATCAAACTAAAGCGAGCCATCTTTCGAGCGCGTCGCTTATCAGCCTCTTCAGCGAGGGTTTTATCCAACTGCGCCCTACGAATAGCCCTTAATGAGCCTTCAGAGACCCGTAGAGGCTTATTACCCCTTAGCCATGATAGAAGTATCATCAGAACCACTTGCCAGTCTCTATTGACCCTACAATCCCGAAAATCAATAGGATTCCACCTAGGAAAATCATTGCCTCAAGATTCTCTGCCCAACTGCGTCCCTTGGGACTCAATCGGATTCCCTTCTTGAGCAATCGACCTTCTATAAAACCGATTTCATCATTGATAGTTTTCATGCTGTCCTCTCTTTGATTGTTCGAACTATTCCGTACTGCTCCATTGAAGCATCAGCCTCGCACCTAAAGCAATAGGTTTTTCCTTTAACTACTGTCAGTCTTAACTCGCTACCGCAAGTAAAACATTTCATTGGTTCCCCCTCTTCTTGTACTTAGTTTCTAGTATTTTCAACTGCTGGTCAAATGACACGCCGTTCTTCTCTGCAAGATTTTTACAGATGATGTCCGCTATCTCTTTGTTTTGAGCAATCTTTTGCTCTTGCTCAATGATTGATTCAGCGCTGTGTGGTGTTCCGTCGTAGTAGTGAGTTGTAACTTTTTCTTTGATTCTCCATTGCAACTCAAACCATTTTGTAACCGCTGAACGCTCTGTCTTGATTACCTCGGTGTATTTTCCGTTCTTGAAGTAAAGGAACTCACCGCTCTTTGTTGGAGCGTTTGCTTTTTCCTTTGCAATCTTCTCAGCCTTCTTTGCTTCTCTCTCTGCCTTGGCTTGAGCCTTAGCAACTTTGTCGGCTGTAACGATTCTTGAAGGACGATTTAAGACCTCGGCTGGAGCGCTTGGGTAACAAATTGTGCAAGCATCCTGACCAGCATCCTCAACGATTGTGTTCTCATCGTCGTTGCTGTACTGGATTAACCAGTTGTATCTAGTAGTTGGAAAACAAGTATTGCAATCCATTGAACTGTGAACATGACCATTGCTGTTGATTACCAAGAACGCTCTTGTCCAAGGGTCTTGGTTATAGATTGCATCTAACTTATTTATCTCTGCTTGAATCTTTGCCTTTTGCTCTCTTAATTCCGCAATTCTTTTTTGGATTTCTCCAACCCGACTTGGGAAATGTTTTACATAAAATTCAATAGAATCTTCAGCATCCAAGATTTTGCTATTGACTAACCAACGCTTCTCGTCCCAAGAAGATAACTCGGTATCAATCTTGACCGCGAACTCTTTTGTCACACTCATTGGAACTCCTCTCGTATTTACAACCCCAGATTAGCATAGATTTGGGTATTGGTACAATAAGATGTCCCCGTGTCCCCGTGACCCCTGTTCAAAGGGTCAAAATTGCGCTTAGTCCGTATTCTCGCCGTCTGCCTTCTAGTCTTTTGGTGGGCGCTTCTACCCGTAGATTCCGCCTCGGCTGATGATGTAATTGTCAATCTCACCCCTGATACCGCATTTGTCGATATTCCCGTATCGGTGGATACCAGCACCGTTTATTCAATTACGACTCAAACAGGCGCCCGATTTGAGATAGTCAATGGGCAAACTGTTGAAAGACTTGCGTGGGTAGATTCTTGGCTAGAACTTCGCCAAAACGATTTAGTGTTAAGAGCCGATGACGACGGCAACCACAATGGGCAAACTAATTATTTTGCTTCTCGAATTACTGGAACAATTCCAGCGGGTACTTACATAATTCGTGCTACATCTTATGATTACATTGTTGCTCAACAAAGACCTATTGGAACTTATACAGTAACTAGCAATTTGATTGTTGTTGAACCTAGTCCTTCCACGGCTCCAACACCTCAACCATCTCCTCAGCCAACTGCAAGTCCTGAGCCGACGGCACAACCACAACCGACTGCTTCCCCCAGTTCGGAACCATCTCCCACCCCGACTGCTCCGACACCTTCACCAACATCGGAATCAACTTCGACACCGACTCCAACCCCTGAACCTTCTGTAACTCCGACTCCTCAACCTCAACCGAGCCAGCAACCCGAGCCGTCCACACCTGAACCCACACCTTCGCCATCGCCTACCCCAATTCCAATTCCGTTACCTGAGCCGATTCCCAATCCTGAACCAATCCCTGCTGTGAATCCAAACGGTACCCCCGCGGTAGAGCCGACTCCCGTTCCGTTGCCTGAACCCATTCCCATTCCGTCCCTTGAACCTGAGCCGAATCTAAATCCTGAAGAGATACCTTCGCTCGACCCTGAGACTTTGCCAACTGTTCCGCCTTTTGAAGAACCTGCAATTCCACCTTTTGAAATCCCAACGGAAATTGACCCTCCAAGTCCCATACCTGAACTACTACCACCTGTTGAGACCTCCGAGTTAATTGAAAATGTTTTAATGGATGGACAGATTACACCCGCTGATGCAGAAGCGGTAGTTGATTCATTGATGTTGGATGGGCTAGTTACTGAAGCAGAAGCGACTACCTTGATTGAAACTCTTTCAGATGGTGGCGTCCTAACTGGAGCCGAAGAAGATTTAATTATCGATGTTCTTTCAGCCGATGGCGAGATTACTCAAAGTGAAGTAAACAATCTTTCCGAAACTCTTTCCAAAGATGGGCGATTTACGAAAGCGGAAAGAGAACTTGTTGCCGAAGTGCTTATTGAATCCGCTGAAGGTCAAGCGGTAACTGTTGAAGCAATAGCCGAGGCTGGAATCACCTTGGAAGATTTACCTCCTGCTCAACCTGTTGAAGTTCGACAAGATGAGAACGGAAACGAAGTTGTTATTACAGCCGAAGTCGCCGTTGCTTTAGAACTACTTACATCGGCTGGAGATATTGTTTCAGCAATCTTTGAAAGCCCTGCACAACTTCTCTTTGCTATCGGAAACCTTGGAGCAGATATGTCTGAGGAAGAACGCAAAGAAGCAAGTGAGACAATTATTGCCGCGACAATCGTTGGCAATATCGCTACGACTACAATGGCTACCGCAATCGGTAGTGTTGGATATAGGAGACAGAAATGAAAGACTTCT